ATAACTTAATATAGAAAAAAATTGAAAAAAGGAGTTAAAAATGGCAGCATATTCACGTGGTACATCCACAAATATTATCGTAGGTGCAGCAGCAATTTTCGTTGCAGACTACAAACTTACACCAACAGGTGCAACAGCAATTCCATCATTTAGTGCTACAGAGTCTTTCAAGTCTACACTTTCTATAGATCCAGACTTTACAAATGTTGGCTATACAATGAATGGTCTTGAATTGACCTTCACACCAGATTTCGGCGAGGTAGCCGTAGATCAGGTTCTTGACGTTGCTAAACTATACAAGCAGGGAATGCAAGTTTCTCTTGCTACCGCTTTTGCCGAAGCAACATTAGAAAATTTACTTCTTGCAACCGCAGGAAAAGATTCAGCATTGACTGGAACAAAAACTACTTCAGCAGGTCGTACACTTCAACTCTCAGCAGGAGATATTGGAGAAGTACCACTTGAGCGTGGTATTGTTGCATGTGGTCCAGGAACTGGTGATGGAGATCGTTCTGACTCAGTAGAGCGTGTATATGTTGGATATCGTGCTCTTTCAATTGAGGCAGTTACAGTTTCAGCAAAGCGTGAAGAGGCTTCTATGTTTGAAGTTTCATTCCGTATGCTTCCAGATGATACAACAGCAACATACGGTAAGATCGTTGATCGTACATGGTACGATGGATCTGGCACCAACTATACTACCGCATAAATAAAAAAGTAAACAATAACCCACTCTCATAACGGGAGTGGGTTTTGTTGTTTTATGCTAAAATTAACTAATGGCTACAAAAGTTTTTAATGTTTCAGAAATTATATTATTAAACGGTCAAGCGCTATCTTGCTCTCCTTTAAAAATCAAGTACATGAGAGAGTTTATGGATATCTTTGTTCTTCTTGAAAAATCACAAAATGATGAAGAAGCCATAGATGTTTTGTTAGAATGTTGCAGGATATGTATGAAGCAATACAGTCCAGATTTGTTTTTAGATTTAGACGAACATATTGATCTTAATACCCTATACGATATTATTGAAATTGCTGCGGGGATTAACATAAAGCCAAAAAATAAAGAAAACGAAGACCCTGACAAAAAAGAAACAAAACCAATTAAAGATATTTCAAAAGATAAAGATCAAGGTTGGTTTGATTTAGATTTAGCCAAATTAGAGTCAGAGGTTTTTACTCTAGGAATATGGAAAAACTATGAAGAGTTAGAAACATCTCTTTCTATTCCAGAATTAATGCAAACACTGTCTTCAAAAAGAGAATTAGATTATGAAGAAAAAAAATTTTTAGCAGCAATTCAAGGGGTAGATTTAGATGACAATAAGGATAAAAACAGGGGACAAAAAGAATGGGAAGACATGAAAGCAAGAGTCTTCAGTGGTGGAAAAACAAGTGATGGCAATGATGTATTGTCGTTACAAGGTGCTAATGCAACAAGGGCAGGGTTTGGTATTGGAATGGGCTTAGATTACGAAGATTTAACTAAAAAATAAACCTATTCGTGATATAATTAACTAACTTAACAAAAGGAGAAACAAATGGCAACAGCAGCACAAGCAGCAACAAAAGCGGACGAGAATGTAGTCGTTCTAATTGACGGAACAAAGATTTCAGTTAGACCGCTAAAGATCTCACTACTCCGTCCTTTTATGAAGAAATTTGAGGGTATTGCAGCAGTAGCAGAAGATAACGAGAAGTCAATGAACATCCTTATGGAATGTGTTCAAATTGCTATGCAACAGTACAAGCCTGATTTGTCAGAAGACCTAAAGTCTCTTGAGGAAAATCTAGATTTACCTACAGTTTACAAAATTGTTGAAGCAGCATCTGGAACAAGTATTTCAGATAATGCTTTTATCAATATATAAAATAAAGTAAAGAGGTGTTATGAGTGGCTGATGTACAATCGAATATTCAAGTTAATCTTGATGCCTCTCAAGCACTTGCACAACTAAAAGCACTTCAAAGACAACTTGCAACTTTTCATTCTTCAGTTGCTACTACAAGTACTGCTGCTGCAAAAGCGCAAGCAAGTTTACAAAGCAATCTTATAAATTCAGTAAATGCTACTGGAAAATTTGCAGCAAGCCTTACAACAATAAAAAGTTCTGCTGATAGTTTTACTGACTCATTAGAAAGAAACAAGTTTTCCACTAGAGAATATTTTAGGTATGCTAGTGGTGCAACAAAAACATTTGGAAGACTTTTTAAAACAGAATTTGACACAATTGGCAAGGTAGCAGAAGAACGTGTTAAAGCAATGCAAACCCAATATATTAAAATGGGTAGAGATGCAAATGGTGCAATTAAGGCTATAGCCGTAAGACCTCTTGCACTAGACATGGATAATCTTGCAACTAAAACTGCCCTTGCTGCACAAAAACAACAATTGTTTAATCAATTAATGAAACAAGGTTCTACAAATCTTTTAAATTTTGGTAAAAATACTCAGTGGGCTGGTCGTCAGTTAATGGTTGGTTTTACTGTTCCATTAACAATGCTTGGAATGACAGCAGGAAAAACATTTATGGCATTGGAAAAACAAGCAATTAGGTTTAAACGTGTGTATGGAGAAATGTTTACAACTTCTGGAGAAACAGAAAAAGCATTTAGGGAAGTTGAAGCGTTAGCAAAATCATTTACAAAGTATGGTGTTGCAGTTGAAAAAACAATGGAAATGGCTGCAGACGCTGCTGCCAGTGGAAAAGCAGGTGCTGAATTAATGGCACAGGTTGCACAAGCAACAAGACTTGCAGTACTTGGCAGTGTTGAACAAGAAAAGGCTTTAGAGACTACTATATCGTTAACAAATGCATTTGGCATAGAAGCAGACAAATTAAAAGAAAAAATTGATTTTCTTAACGCTGTAGAAAACCAAACAGTTTTAAATATTGAAGATTTAACTATAGCAGTTCCTAAAGCAGGACCAGTTATTCGTCAACTTGGTGGAGATGTTGAAGACCTTGCATTTTTTATGACTGCAATGAAAGAGGGTGGCATTAATGCTTCAGAAGGCGCTAACGCACTCAAATCTGGACTTGCATCATTAATTAACCCATCAAAAAAAGCAGCAGGATTTCTTAAAGACTTAGGTGTTGATATTAATGGAATTGTTGAAGGAAATCAAGGTAACGTTAAAAATACTGTTATAGAATTTGCACAAGCATTAGATACTCTTGACCCATTAAACAGATCAAGGGCTATTGAACAATTGTTTGGCAAGTTTCAATTTTCAAGACTTTCAACATTATTTCAAAACGTTACAAAAGATGGAACTCAAGCATCTAGAACATTAGGTTTAGCACAAAATTCTGTACAAGAACTTGCAATTCTTTCTGAAAGAGAACTTGCAAAAGTAGAAGAAGCAACTGGAACTAAGTTTAAAAAATCATTAGAAGATTTAAAAGTTTCACTTGCTCCTGTCGGAGAACAGTTTCTTAAAGCACTAACTCCAGTAGTAGAATTTATTGGAAAAATATTAGAAAAATTTAATGGATTGAGTGATGGTGCAAAAGCAAGAATTACCAAATTTATTGCTATTGTAGGTCTTATCGGCCCAGCAGTTTTAATGACATTTGGTTTAGTTGCAAATGGTGTAGCAAACCTTCTTAAATTATTTATTACTTTGAGAAAAGGATTTTTTGGTCTTGGAGGACAAAGTAAAATACTTGGACAACAAATTCAATATATGTCTTCTGAACAAATTGAAGCAGCGACAGTTGCTGCCTCTCTTGATCAAGCACATTCTAAATTAAGGCAAACATTTTTACTAGAGGCTGCTTCTGTTAATGCGCTAACAACAGCATATCAAAAAGGAATGGTTGCAGCAAATAGTTTTGCAAGAACAAATCCAGGAATGATGAAGCCAGGACTTAGACCAGGTGTTCCCAAAAAATTTGCAGATGGAGGTTGGGTTCCAGGAACGGGAAATAAAGATACAGTTCCAGCAGTATTAACTCCAGGAGAGTTTGTTGTAACAAAAGATGCAGCACAAGAAAATAAAGGATTTTTACAAAGATTAAATAAAGGCGGATTTGTTTTACGTGGTGATGGAACTGAAAGAAATCCTTATGCTGGAGAAGTAAAGGGTGGAACAAGATATGATCCAACATTACCAAAATTCCGTGTAGGATCAATAGAATATGCTAAAGCACTTGTTGCAAAACAAAAAGCACAAGCAGAAAAGAAAAAATTATTTTTAGGAATGCCTAATAATTTTAAACAAGTTCAAGATGTAAGACAACAAGATGCAGTATTAGATGAAATTAATAATGAAGTTAAAAATAGTAATCTTAATAAAGTTAAACCAACAAATTTTGGAAAAATGGTTGCAGAATCAAGTGGAAGAAGTTTTCCAGTTCCTGGAATTGGCGGTATTTATGAAAGACCAGATGGATCTAAAGTTTTTGTTAAACCCTTCTTAGATGAAAAATCTGCTGTAGCAGAAATGCGTGGAACAAAAATTGCAAGAGATGTTCATGGATTAGTTTCACCAGATCAAAAGTTAAGTACAATGATTGATCCAAACAATCCAAATAGAAAATTAATTGTTTTACAATCTGCATTTGATCCAAGGTTTGCAGACATGACTGGAGAATTTACAAAATCTGATTTTGTTAAACAGGCAGTTGCTTCTGTTATTAGAGGAGATAAAGATTTATCAAAATCAAATGTATCTGGAAATCGTCTTCCCGATGTGGGAACTGCTGGAGTATTTGCAACGGCATCTGCAAAAACTCCTGGACAAAGACAATTTGGAGGAATGTTACCAGTAAAAGATCAAGCAATGGTAAACTTCTTAGGAGTTAATGGCGGAGCAAAAAGATACTTTGCTGATGCAACAAGATCAATAGCACAATCAATGACTCCTGCACAGTATGAAAGATCAATGATAGAAGAGTTAAACAGAGTTCTTCCTAAATTAAAATCTACTATTGCAGGTTTTGGCAATCTTACTCCAGACGAAAAAGTTGCTTATGCTGAAATGGTTCAAAGAGTTGAAGACGCTAAAAAAATTAATTGGAAAGAAATTCATAAAGTACACACTGAAGCAAAAGTTCCAACAATTAAAAAACCAAAAATTAAAGCCAGTGAAAAAACAGGAGAACGAGGTCACAGGGTTTCAATTAAAGATCCAGCATTTAGAAAAATACTAGTTGCTAGGGGATTTAAATTAAGAGGAGAAACTCAAACTGGCAACAAAAATATCTCTGTACAAGACAAACTACAGTCTCTTCTTTTGTCAGAAAAAGAAGAAAAAATACCAGTAACAGAAAATCAAACAGAAAAATTACATCTTACAAGTGGAAAAAATTCAGTTTTCCATGCTCCTGGAACTAATAAAGCAGGACACAAAATTGATAGTGGGTTTACTACTATAGGAAATCATGGCTATAACTCTCTTAGTGAAAATTCTAAATATAAGAATCTTCCAAGTCCATATCCTTTTAGTATTAAAGAAGCACAATATGCTGTAGAAATGATTGAAAAACAATTAAAAGTAGATACAGAAAAAGGATATGAAAACTTAAAACCTCCATCACCACCGCCAAGTAAAAAAGAAAAAGAAGCATTTTCAAGAGAAACTCGACAAGCAAGGCTTGCTTTAGCAGATCTTAAACATAATTTAAAAGAGTTTGATACTGCTCAAAAATGGCAAAACGAACAACGACATAGATATGCAACTGCAGGGGCAATGTCTGATGGCAAAATTGGTAGTGACGCATATAAAGCAACTTACGAAAGATTAGGAAAATTATGGGACTCGGCTGTAACAAAAGGAGGAAGTACAGCACAAATAACACAAGCGCTAGTTGATGATAATAAAGAGTACTATAATCGTCTTACTTTAACACAAAAAAACGAAGTTGATTCAAATACAAGTGATAGACGAAGTACTGGTGGAAAATTATCAGATGCTACAACTCATATAAGGGCTTTACCTAATAAATCTAAAATTATAATGTCACAACAATTAAAAAATTTAGTTGATAACCCTGAAGAAATGAAAAAATTATTAGCAAAGAGTCAACGTGACACTAAAAGCATAAAAGATATTAAAGAAAAAAATAAGGCTATACAAGAAAAACAAGTTGCAAGACAAACAATAAAAACTTTGTTTGATGAAGCACAAAATTTAAATGACGGCAATAAACCAATTTTTTCAAAAAACAAAAGAGGAACAGCAATTGTTCCTGCATATAATACTGATAGCGGAACTCCAAGAACAAAACAAGAAGGTGGAGGAATAAAGGCTTTTACAAAAAATATGCGAGGAGTTCAGTCGCAATCAATGCTTAAGTATATGAGATTTAAATTAATGGCATCTGGTGGCTCAGTTCCAGGGTATGGAGAAAAAGACACTGTACCAGCATTACTAACACCTGGAGAATTTGTAGTAAATAAAGCAGCAACACAAGAACACGGTCCAATTCTTGAAGCAATGAATTCTGGTAATGTTGAATACAGAGGAGACGGAACCACTCTTACTAGTTCTGAAATTAAACAACAAAGAAAAATTAAAACCCAAGCCGAAATTACTAGACGTGCAAAAATGGCTGAACGTAAAATTCAAGCGGATGCAATAAGGGAAGAACGTAAATTAATTGTAGAACGTGAACAAATTTTAAAACAAACTTTAGAAACAACAAAAGCAGATGCTGATTCACAATCTAAAGCACAAGAAAAAGATAGAAAATTACAAGCAAAAAATAGAGTAAGTCAAACCACTCAAAAGGTAAGTGGAGGTTTAATGATGGGTGGTATGGCACTTGGAATGTTAGGTGCAGCAGCCCCAGAAGGTAGTGGAATGCAAAAGGTTGCATCTGCAGTAGCACCACTTGCAATGGTTGGATCAATGCTGATTCCAATGCTTGGAACTCCAGCAGGCGCAGCAGCAGCAGCAATTCTTATTCTTGCAGGCGGACTAGTTAAACTTAGAATGGATTTTGATAAAGCAAATGATGCTGCTTTAAAATTGGGTGAATCAACAGGAGCAAGTACAAAAGTTATTCAAGGATTTGCAGAATTTGCAAACACTATTACTGGAACAGAATCAATGGACAAAACAAGAGCGGTTGCAAAAGGAAAAATAAATACTGCCCCAGGCAAAACTACTTTTGGTGAAGCATATATACAAACTGAAGGAGGAAAAGAACTAATTAAATCTTTTGCTGATATAGCAAAAAGTAGTTCAATGAAAAATGTTGTCAATAAACTAAGAACACAATTGTCAACAGCAGTTTTATCTGGAGCATTAAATGCAGATCAGGCAAGAAGCATTGCTTTAAATATTGGTGAAGAGTTAGGTAATCAACAAATTGGACTTCAAGTTTCTGGACAATTATTAAATTTATTTGGAAAAAATGGAAGCAATGTTTTAAAAGATGGAATAGAATTACAAGTTAGTTTAATGGCAGATGCAAGCAAAACAAATACTAAATTGGTAGATAGTCTTAATCAAAAAGGTCGTAGTGGTTCAGGATTAAAATCAAGCACAATAATGTCAGGCTTTGGCGCACTAGGTGCTGGACTTGGAGTTGCAGGAGCAGCAGCACTTGGCGCTAAAATGGGTGGGACTATTGGCACAGCCGTTGGCGGTCCACTAGGCATGGGTATTGGCCTTGCTGCAGGCGCTGCCATCGGTGTAGGTTTAACATATTGGGCACAAAAAAATAAAAACAAACAAATAGGAAATTTAGCAGGGGCTGCAGTTGCAAATACTAAAGCAATGATGGAACAATCAAGACAATTAAGAGATCAATATGAAAGAGAGTATTTAAAAAGAAAAGAACAATTAGAATTAGAAGGAAAGTTTGGAAAAGTTCGTGAACTAGAATTAAAATATTTAGATGATAGAAAAAGGTTTGATTCAGGACAAGTTGCACAAAGAGAACAATTTATGAAAGATTATGCAAGCACTAAAGGAAATAGCAACGCAAGGGGTGCTATGGATACTTCTTTAGATAAAAGCATGACTGATGCATATAAAAAAGATCCAATTGGACTTGCAATGGTTGGAACAGCAAAAGATAGTCTAAACCAAGCATTAAGAAATAAAACAATGACTCGTGAACAGGTTGCATTGGCTAAGGCAAGTGTTGGAAGTAAAGAGTTAGATCCTTCTGCTTTGGTAGGAGTATTTCAAACCTTTAAAGATCAAAAAGATATTCAAGCAAATATGACAATTTTAACTCAACTTGGTGGAGATGAACTATCTGCATCGCAAAATATTGTAAGTGCTTTTATAGATAAAAATGGAAAGCCTATTCCAAAACTTCAAAGTGAGTTTGTTGCTAAATTATCAGGACTAAAAGGCAAAGAAGCAGATGATTTTATTACAACATTTCAAGGAATTACTGCAATGTCCGGATTAGGTATTAATATTGATGTTGAGGCTGATTACGTTATGAAAAATAAAAATGTACGTGATTCACTTTATGAAGATATTACTGCAATTGAAAAAACAAAAGGAAAAATTACTTCAAAGATATTAACAGTAATTGATTCTGAATTTACAGGGGTTCTAGCAGAAAATCCAAAATTTCTTGATACCTTGTCAGCATCAGATAAAATAACATACAGTAAAGTAATTAGACAATTCATTTCAATTCCAGATATTGAATTACAGGCTGAGGGAGATTTTCTTTTATGGCAAGCAGAAAATAAAACAAAACTTGAAGGTGTTTCTATTGGAAGACAACTTGATATGTATAGACAATCAATGGGTGAAAAAGCAGTTACAGCATCAACTCCTTTATTTAGTGATCCAGCAACCCCTAAAAAATCTGGTGGTGGAACAAGATCTACAATTTTTGACGACACATTAAAAAAACTTAAACAAGTTCAAAGATCAAGCGTTAATGCAATGGGTGGAAGACCAGAACTTATAAAGCAAATACTAGGAAAAAATGCAATTGGATATGGTGATGGAGAAGGTGTTGACCAAAAACTTCTTAAAGATAATAAAGTAAGTAATGAGTTCTTAGAGTTTGTTGATTCTCTTGGTCCAGAAGGAATACAAAAAGATTTAGGAAAAATTGTAACAATTGGTAAAAATGGAATTGCAACTCTTACTAAAGCAGGACAGGCATTACAAAAAGCCTTCTCAATTACACAATTTGGTGAAAACATAAAAAACATACAATTGCAGAACCAAGAAATTAAAAATAGAATTGGTGCGATGAGAATTTTATTAAGATTAGGATATGATACTGCAACTGCTACGCAAGTTACAGCAAGCGCTGCTAATTCTCTTGCTATTAATACTAAAAAAATACCTGTTCAAGTTTTAAAAGACTATTTAGCGAGTGTAAAAGAATTAAACAAAGAAATAAATAATGCACAATTAACAGATGATGTGGCGCATGAAAAAGGAATAAAAGGAGATATTGCAAGAAATGAAAGTTTAGCAAAAAGAGTTAAAGCACAAGAAGCATTAATTGATGGTCAATACCTTTTACAAAAAGTAAGTTTAGACATACAGAAAGCAGAAAATGATTATGGATTAGATTTAATTGCAAGGCAAGAAGACAAAGTAAATCAAGTTTATGATGAACAAATAAAAGCCTTACAAGAAGTTAACTCTCTTGCTGAAAAAAATAATGCGTTAACTTCAGAAAAAATGTCAATTGCGGATGCTCTTGCAAGTGGAGATATGGCTGCTGCAAGTAATGCAATGCAAGCATATAGAACTGCAAAAATTCAACAAGTTGCAAAAACAAGAGAAGAAGCATTACAAAAATCAAAAGAGAATGCAATTAAAAGTATTACCGTAATTAACAGCAAAACTGGCAAAGTAAGCACAAGAAAAGATTTAGAAGATTCAAACAAGGATGTAAGTAATACACTAGCAGATATAGATGAATTAAATAGATTAGCCAAATTAAAATTTAGTGACACAATGAAAGCAATGGTTGGACAAACCACAGCCCAGATAACCGCATTTGCAGACATTGCTCAACTTTTTGTTGATGCATATGGGCCAGAGGCTGCAAGTAAAATGGCGGGAGGCATATTTGATACAGTAGATGGAAAATTAAATGCAATTGATGGAGTAACAAGTGAGGTAATTACCAATACAGAAGAGTTGATTGGCCTATATGATGAAGCAAGGAAAAAAGCAGAACTACTAGGATTTTTAGGAACTAATTTAAGGAAAGAACAAGATGCTAAGTTAGATGCTAATGCAAAAGCAATGGATGATTATGCAAAAGCATTAGGGCTTTATTTTGCTGGATTGGGTAAAGCACCAAAAAAACCTAAAATGCTTGATTTGTTTGATTCAAAACCAGACACAAAGTCAACATCAAAAACAACCGCTAGCCCAGGTGGGGTTGGAGGTACTTCTGGAGGTACTTCTGGTGGTACTTCTGGAAGCACTGGAGTTGGTACACCCGCAGGATATCTAGGAATTCCAGGTCTTAACGTAACGGTTGCTACTCCATTGGCAGAAGTTGCTAAAATAACAACCGCTATGGCAGATCATCAAACCAAGTTATCAGACATTCAAAGCAACAAAGACAAAGCCCGTCAAGATGAATTAAAATTGATGGCAGAAGCAAGTTATGCAGCAAACAATAAAATAACAATTGCTATGGCAGATCATCAAACTAAAGTTACAAATGAAAATAAAATGAGAGCAGCAGAGGCTCTTGCTGCAGTAAAAGCAGCAGAAGCACATGCAAAAACAAATGCAGATGCAGGAGAAAAAATGAGCCTTAGAGTTGCAGAAATAAATTCTGCTATCTCTAATGCCATGACTGTAGTAGGACAAGACAGATTAGCAAGAGTTAAACAACAAGAAGCAGAAGCAGCAGAATTAGCCGCTGCATTGAAAATTTTGTCTGAAAACAGAGATGCAGCCATAGAAGATAAAAAATCTTTAACTGTGCCAAAAGCAATTTCAATTGTAAAAGAACAAGCATTTGCAGCAGATCGTATAGCAGCAAATAAAATTATTGCAGATAAAAATGCATTAGATGCTAGAGATGCAGCAGCAGCAGACAAAAAATCTTTAACTGTGCCACAGGCAATTGCACTTGCAAGAGAACAAGCAATTGAGCAAGATAGAATAGCAGCAAATGAAATACTTGCACAGGCAGCAGCAGCGGCACAAGCAGCAAAATTAGCAAGAGAAACTGGATTTAGTGAAGACAAAAAAGCAACAGGTCTAATTGTTGCAAATAAAAAAACAGCAACAACAAACAAAACTTTAAATGCACAAGAGTTGGCAGCAGCAAAACGTGCAGCAGATGCAGCAGCAGCACAAGAGGCTGCACGTCTTTCAGTAGAAACAGCAAAAGCAAACGAACAAAAAATAGCAGATCAAAAAGCAAAGGCAAATGCTAATGCCCAATACCCATCATCAATAGCAAATGCTATAAAAACATTTGGAAGTATATATGGTTTTGCATCTGGTGGAATGATTCCTAAATATATGGCAATGGGTGGTATGGTAAGAATGCCTTATGCAGAGCCAGCACCTGCACAAAAAATGAATATGGGCGGAATGGTTAGACAATATATGGCATCTGGTGGCCTGGCTCGTGGAACTGATACTGTACCAGCAATGCTTACTCCTGGAGAATATGTTATAAATAAAAATGCAACACAAAAATTTGGCCCATTGCTCAGTGCTATTAATTCCCCAACATTTAAAACCCCAACATCTTCTAACTCAAATTTTTCAGGTATTAATTCTTCAAGCAGCATAACAAGCACAAATAATTCCAAAACCCTGTATAATTATAACCTTAGCGTTAATGTTTCTAACAGTAATGCAAATCCAAATGATATTGCACGAACGGTTATCAATCAAATTAAAATGATTGAAGATCAAAGAATTAGGAGATATTAATGGCTACTGCAGCATATACCGCAGGAAGAAAACGTTTTGGAAGACCACAAGCCATTATCTGGTCAGAAAATCCAGGTACATTACAAAATGGAATCTACGTTCCAGACGGAATTGAAATAGGTGCATACACAACTGCTACTACAAATTTAAATAAATTTTTAATCTTGTCTGATCATAACAGAGCACCATTAGATTTTAAAACAGAAAGAATTGAACAAAGACAAAGAATGATTAATGGAAACATGAGATCTTTTCATATTGCCGATAAAAATACAATTAGCACAAGTTGGAGTGACATACCTTCAAGATCTTATAGTGGAAGACCAGACTGGGTAGACTCTACTGGTATAACCACACAAGGGTCAGAATACACCGCTGACGGGGGTGCTGGCGGTGTAGAAATGCTAGATTGGTATGAGAACCATACTGGATCATTTTGGATGTTTCTATCGTATGATAAGTTTAATAACTTTGCAGATGATTTAACCGATAGTAGATATGCACATTTAGATCAATACACTGAAATTGTTGAGGTTTATATTTCTGATTTTTCATATACCGTTACAAAACGTGGTCAAACCAATCATGACTTATGGAACGTGTCGGTTTCTATGGAAGAAGTATAGATGTTTCTTGATACAAACTTAAAAACCCATTTAGAAAATTCTACAACAGTTGAAACCCGTTCAACTATTTTAGCAGAGTGGAATATGAATGTTCCAGATAATATTTTTAAATTAGGAAATTATAGAAATAGAGATACAAAAAAAGTATCACTTTCGTTTGATGCAAATGATGTTGGCAATTTATATACGGGAGCAACAGATGCTGATATTGTTATTGATAATGGTTTTACTAATGACGATCAGCCAGCATTATTTTCAACAGTCAAAGAACAGTATGCAGGCCTTTATTCTTTAGAAGATTGTATTAAACCATTTAGACCAAGATCGGGAATTAATAAAGCATTTTACATTCAAGGAAGATATCTTCATAATTTTAATACTAACTTAATCAATAATCAAACTTTTATTGATTCCACTGTTGGGGCAACTAGTTTTTTTACACAAAGACCAAGATATTATGTAGGCTCAAGATATGATGAGTTTAAATATTGGACATCATTTAGAACAGAAAAAGAAAGTGATGCATCCTTTACTACAACAGAACGGGGCATATCAAAAAAATCTGCAAATAATCAATATCCAATTGAAGATGCTGCGCCATTTGTAGTATATAAAGAAACTGTTCCAGCAAATCGAATTGTTGTCAAAATGCAAACACATGTTGGAACAAAAGATCTTGGTCCTTTCAACACTGCCACAAGTCCCATCGCAGATCCACTTTATGGAAATGAAAATAAACAAGTTCCTATTGTTTGGCGTATTGAGTATTTAGTAAATAATTATTGGATCTCAGGAAAAACTTTTAATGCAAACTCTTTAAGAGATGATGCAACACCTATAATTAAAGAAGATGGATATGTTGAACTATCTTATGGCTTAATTCTTCCAAATGAATTTAAAACTAGGTTTAGACATGTTGAAAAAATTTCTTCAATTACGGTACGACCAACAAGATCAATTGATGGATATGCCTATTTACTTTCTTCAAGCGCAACAGATCAAGGGGTTTATCATGTATGGAATGATACAACAAAAGTTTATGATACATTTGTACCAGAGTATGGATGGCAATTAACAAATTTAGATTTAACCAAAGAAACAAACTTTGTTACAGATTTTACATCTCCAGAATATTTTATTAAAAACAATCAAAGGGTATACCGTGAATTTCAATATATTCAAGGTATAAGAGTTGTTGCAGAACAAATGAACAAGTATGAGGCCACATTAGATTTAATTGAAATGTCTCCAAGACTAGTGGCTAATATATCAAATAAAACTATTAGTTATTCCGTAACTAAACAGTTGTCTGATCTTGGCAATGGCTCTTTGCCAGTTGGACAATTACTGGCTTCTACTGGAAACATATCAATATTTGATGAAGATCAAGCCTTTAATGAAAACAATACAAATAGTATTATTGCTAAATACGTTACTAAAAATGTTAAGTTTAATTTTTATGAAACATTTTTAAATGTAAGTAACAAAAATTATAGCGTTCCAATTAAAACATTATATGCAGAAGGAATGCCACAAGCAGATGTAACTGGAGGAACACTTTCTTTAGAATTAAGAGATTTTTATTTTTATTTTGAATCAATAACAGCACCAAAATTATTTCTTACAAATGTATCTATTAGTTATGCAATATCAATTTTATTAGATTCTGTTGGTTTTAGTAACTACATTTATAAAAGAATTGAAGGAGAATCAGACCCAATTATTCCTTATTTTTATGTTGGCCCAGATACAAATGTTGCAGAAGTTTTAAACACTTTGGCTACTTCAACACAAACAGCAATGTTTTTTGATGAATATAATAATTTTATTGCAATGAGCAAAAATTATTTAATGCCAACAGCAACACAAAGATCAACAGACACTACTTTGATTGGATCAAAAACAAATGAAGATATAGGTATTGTTGGGAATAAATTAATTACTGGTAAAAAACTTCCTAACATTATTGCTGTTGCATCAGAAGATAAAAAAATATATAATGATGGCAAAATTAATTATAAAACACGGTACATTGAAAAAACATTTTCTGCATTTGGTGAACAAATCCCATCAAGTGCAGAAAATAAATATTGGGTATACACACCGTCTTCTTTGTGGGAACTTTCAGATCAAGACAAATTAAAAGATAGTAGATCAAGCGGATTTACTCTTTCGGCACTTGCGTTAAACTCAACTCTTACTCAGGTTGCTCCAACTGTAGTTAACAATCAACTTATTAACAATACTTTTGATTTTGGTGAAAGCGTATATTTAATGTCTAGGCAACAAGGATATTTTTATTCAAGTGGAGAAATAATTAGATATGATGCTGTAGAGCACTCAGTTGAAGGATTTGGAAATGTTTGGATAAGTAGTGACTCTGAATATAAAAATTATTTAAATAAATTAAAGTTTGGTGGAAAAATTTTTCCAACGGGAAAAGTAAGAATTTTTGCAGAACCATATTATGAAACCATTAACGGAGTTACTAAGATGGTTAATGGTGCAGTAATTCAACACGGAAGGGCGCAATTTGGAACCGTAATTCAAAATCATACAGCCTCTCTAGACCCATACTGGTACAGTGCTGCTAATCGTAAAGGCGTTCTTATGTCTTCTGAACATTTATTTGGAGGAACAGATTTTTCAGGAACCGTAAATGGCACTGTTGCTGCTGGAGTTTCTTCTGCAACGGCAACATCAATAAATGGAGTAATTAAAAGATTTTTATCAAAGTATGAACATACAGAAACCGAAAGGGCATCTGTTCAAATTATAGATCCAGCAAAAAATAAAGGACTTATACAATCTTCTGCTCTTGTTTTTCAAGGTAAAGATTTTTCTACAACAACAGATTCATCCGCACTTGATAATTTATTTTATGTCTATAAAACATTGGATCAGTCTGTCTTTAAACATTTTGGAACTAGAATTAGAATTATTGGAGAACCACAAGGTGAAACAGTTACACAAGATGGAAAAGTTCTTTTTAATTCAATTCCATTAAATGGAATGACTTATTATCGAAACAATGTATCTGCTACTGCTACAACAAATACAACAATTTCTCCAGAACAATCTGTTCTTACATCTGGCAACTCTGGAGGAATTGCAGTTTTGTTAAATCCAGAAACAAATTTGGGATATTATTTTGAAATAATTGCACTAGACAATAAAACAAAAAATACACACAACGTTATATTTTATAAAATAGTTCCAGGTGTTGGCCAAACCAAGGCAGTTCCAATTAAATTATTTAGTACTTATGATGAAACAATTAACTACGATCCTGGAGAATTTTTTGGACTATCAAGAAAATACAACGAGACAGATATTAGCATATATGATTTAGCAGTAGAATATGAAGACTTAGCAAATAGCAATATAAGAAGGTTTTATTTATATATAAATAATGAATTAATTGCTCAAGTTGACGACAAAGACCCTTTGCCAAAGTATCAGTCAACTGCTTTGTTTGTACGTGGATCTTCAAAATGTATGTTTGAAAATATTTATGCTTTATCAGATAACTATTCAAAAAATACGGGATTTGAAATTAATAATCAAATATCAAGAACTTTTTCAACTAAATCAATTACAGCAAATGATGCTATTAAAAAATATGCACTAAGTGGAATTTTACAAGAGGCTTATTTAAAAGGTATTAATACAATAACAACGCCAGCACGTAGTATTTTTTATGATGAATTTGGAACAATAATGAGAGAGTGTGCATATATTAATGCAAGATTTGACAATGCGTATCCAGCACTATATGCAAAAATAGTAATGGCACCAGACAAATTAAAAGAATATACAGTTTCTGGATTTCAAGCAAATGCTTATGGAGCAGAATTTTTAGTATTTAATGCAACAGATGCCATTTTAAATCTTGGTACTGATGTGTCTAATACTTTGCGAATTATGGGAATTGCTTTTACTAGTGACAGTAGTAGCGAATTGACAGTAGATGATTATTTTAAAAAACGATCAAATTTTTCAGACCCAGAACTTAAAGGTGATGTAATAGTATATTCACCAAAACTAGAAAAAGAAAAATATAATAATCTTAAATTAAGTAGACTTAAGCACGGAAGAACAGACTTTAGTATAGATGTTGAGTATATACAAACAACAGAAGAAGCGGAAGAATTAATGGGTTGGCTACTTCAGAAGTTAATGGTTCCAAGAAAATCAATTGGGTTAAAAATTTTTGCTAATCCAACAATTCAATTAGGCGATATTGTTTCAATTGATTATAAAAATAATAGCGGATTAGATCTTGTAGCACCAACATCTTCAAGATTTGTTGTTTATAATATAGAATATTCAAGAAGTTTAGAAGGACCAGATATGACTGTATATTTGAGTGAGGTGTAGCATGGTATTAATTTCAGACGGAGAATATCAGTATGAGTATGATGATTTTTTAAAGGCATTTGAAACAAAATCTAATAAGAGTACTTTAAATTCATCTGACTTAATTGACAATATGACTCCTAGAAGTGCTGTAGAGGCAGAGGGTCAAAAGACACAAAGTGTAGAAACATTTGGTGGAGCAAATTTAACAGGAGGATCAGGACAAACAACAACACCAATTTCAGCAACCCCACCTCCAGTTCCCCCGCCACCACCTCCAACAGGATCTCCAGTAAAAATTGCAACTCCACAATATGTTAGGTTTGATAGAGATAAAGAAGGTGATGCACAAACAGATCAAGATTTTATTAAATTTTTATTTTTTGAACAAATTAATGGATTGGCATTGTTATCTTTAACAAATAGTGCAAAATTGGATACTGGGACAATTTCTTATCAACCAATTGCAAATATGGCAGAAACAATAAGAGCCTTAAGCCCTAAAAAAATTATTTCTCTTCAAAATACTTTAGACAAATACTTTTTAAATTTTCCAATTAAATTAGAAACAAAAATTCCAAACGTAGGTAATGGACCAGATGGAATAAATGTTTATAGAGAAGATCAAGCAGGCATATGGCCTATGGCCTTAGATCCAAGAAGAGGTGCAATAATTATAGAAGCAATAAATTTAGGGCCAAGAGAAAATATTCAGATTGAAACTCTTCAAAGTGGTACAATATATAAGACAAATCTTGGAAATGAGGAATCGTGATAACTAACAAAGGAAAAGATATTATTGCAAAATACCTAATAGGAATCACGCCTGCCTACGCATCTTATATGGCTTTTGGTTGCGGGGCTCAGCCACTAACAACTGGAGAACCTTATGGAGAATATTCTACTAAAGAGGCTTTAGATTTTGAAATGTTTAGAGTTCCCATTTCTTCAAGGGGGTATGTAGAAGAAAATGGAGTTAACAAAATAGTATTTACTTCAGTACTTCCAACAACAGAAAGATATGAGATTACCGAAATTGGTATTTTTTCTGCGGGAGGTAACCCAGATGCTTCTGGTTTTGATAGCAGACCATTATTATTATTTACAGAAGAAGAACAATGGCAGTACGGCAATACTACCTTTGAAGATGTTAGTTCGCCAATTACAACAGCCCTTGATGATCCATTAAACACTAATATTATTGCAACTGAGTTAAGTGTTTTTCAATCAGCAGCAGACAATCCTATATTTTTTAAAGCAGGTAGAAATGAAAGAAATGAAAGATGTAGATTTTTTAATAATATGATTTTTGTAAAAGGAAATTATAGTGCAATTAAAGATATCACAGATGTTACTTCTACTTTAGCAGCAAAATATCACATACAAAAAACTGGACTTAGCCTTAACCTTTCTCAAAATTCATTATCTGATCAAATTAAAATTGCATTTTCCCTTGTTAACAAAGATGCTGACAGTTATACAAATCCAGATAGTCTTAAAATAATTTTAGAATTTATAGACAGTAATGAGAACTATGCAAGATGTTTAATTGATTTAGTTGATGATGGAGATGTTATTGATTTTGACGCTAATAGATATTTTGCAATTTCAAAAACATTGGGAAATTTTGTTTTAGAGCAAGGTTTTTCCTGGGCAACAATTAGAACTGCAAAAATCTATTCATGTGTAGTAACTTCAGCAGTAGTAGTTGATACACACTACATTGCTTTTGACGCAATTAGGTTTGATAATGTAAATACAGTTAATCCTTTGTATGGATTGGTTGGATATACCGTTGTTCAAAATGCAGATGCAGAGCCAATAACTAAATCTACAAATACAAACAATTATGTTGAATTTAGAATGGCTTTAGATATTGGAACTATTGGAGATATTTCTTAATGGTAGATAAAGGTATAAAAAAAGTAACAATATTAAAAAAAAATTTACCACCAGTAAATTCTGAGAATAAACACGTTTTAAGATATAGAGTTATCTCTGATGACTTTAATAGAACATCAGCATGGTCTAAAATTTATTATGTTGATTCAGTTCCATTAAATGGTCTTACTGCAGAAGTTACTAAAAATGCAGTAACTGTTTCTCCCGTTGCAGGAACAATTTCTGTTAGAACTGTAGACTCTAGAGGTAGAGCAAAACTTGATATTTTTATTAAATATGGATCCGACCCATATTCTTATCATGGTACAACTAGCGAAACAGTTCTTTCTGGAGATAAAACTACAACAACTTATACCTTTGCTAATACGGCAAGTTCGGCAAAAACATTAACAATTGCAATTCAGCCAGAAGGAATTACAAAAGAAAGAATTACGGCACTAACTTTAGATATTCAATCAATTGAAATACCGTAAGTTAAATGATATAATGGAGGAATCATGGGAAGATTAATCGTACCACAAAGAGGGCAACCTTTAGACGTTTCATATATTTACGACATTGTTTCAGCCGTAAATGAACTTGCTGATAGATTTACAAGTTCAGAAAATGGAATGCTTAAAATTATTGCAGAGGATGGACTTCCTAGCACGGTGCCAACAAGTAGAATGAGTGTGTTTGCAAAAACGCACATACTTAGTGCTTCTAAACCCGTTACTACAATTGGTCAAACAGAGTCGTTCACAATTACTTATAATTTTAAAACTACTCCAATAGTTGTTGCTACTCCTTTTGATAGTGCAAACACCTCAGCAGGTCAAGACGTTGCGGTAGTTCTTGCAGCAGTTACAAACACTAACGCTACTTTTAACGTAAGATATGATACTGTTGGAGTTACATCAACAAAAATTAATATTATTGCCATTGGAATACCAAATTAGTGAAGTGTTCAAGATGTGGTGGTATTGTTTTTATTGATAGGCAGTACAGCACAAAAGAACATATTGAAGTGTATTGTGTGATTTGTGGTAAAAGAAAATTTTATCATCCACCAGATAGCAGTAAAGAGGGATTATGGATTCTACAACAGGAAATATTGAGGGCCAAAACTACAATCAGTCCGCTATAGTTTCAGGTAATAAAACTATTTGGTTTTTAAATAATGATTTAGTCAAGGTGCATCACAGAAACAGATCAGACG